TATCAGACAGTCTGTTTCAATATTCCAGCTTGCGCCACGAACCTTAAGCACGAACGACAACGACTTTGGATTGTTGCACACGCCAACGGCAACAGCCAATCAAATGACCCCAACAATGATAGCAAAGGGAAGTGGCTACACGATGTACCCCACTCCAACAGCCGGAGATCACGCTCGGAACACAGTACCTCCTTCAGTTGGGAAAAAGAGAGGATACGATCTGAGCATGAAGGTAGTGGAGTTGGAAGCCAAAGAAAAAAATATGATGTTCCCCACTCCAATAGCATCGGATGGCATGAGGTCTGGAATGAAGACCGAGACACATCAGAGAGTGGCAATAAAAAGAGAGAGACCTGGCAACATCAACGAATTTGTGGCGATGTTTCCAACACCAACAGCATTGGAACACAAAGCTGGAAGACCAGAGGGCAAGATGCAAAGGATGTTGGGCAATCATCCAGAAGTGAGAAACACAGGAGAAGGAGCTTTGAACCCAGACTGGGTGGAGAGCTATCTGATGGATTATCCGATAGGATGGACGAGAGTGAGTTCGGAGTTCCAAGAGTCACAACCGAAAAGCAAGACAGATCAGCACGACTCAAAGCAATCGGAAATGCCGTCATCCCCACAATCCCAGAAATCATCGCAAGAGCAATCATAGAGGCAGAGGGTGCTTAAAATAGTCACATATACCATGTATCTCATTACAGTTACGGACATAGAGACCGCTAATGTCGAAGTGCATAGGCTTGTGTTTGATAATCATGCAGAGTGTGTGGCTTTGGCAAAGGCTGTCAATCAGGTACGAGACCCAATATCTACAAAGAAGAATTGTCGTAGTGTGCAGAATTTCTATTGGGATTTGCCATGATTCAAAACCACATTAAGGAAATAGCATTGGATTTATTGGGAGAGCCTAATAAGAAGCTATCAACAGATAAGGAGCTGCGCTTTGGTACTTATGGCTCAATGTCGGTGGATTTGGAAAAGGGTACGTTCTTTAGCCATGAGGATAATGAAGGTGGAGGAACGATTGACCTGGTAAAGAGATATGTCAGTGACCATGTGGATTATCTCAAGAAATATGAAGAGCCAAAGACAAGAGATAATATTAAGGACATTTATCCCTACACTGATAAGGATGGAAAGACGCTTTATGAAGTAGTACGTTTTGAGCCTAAAACGTTTAGACCTCGTAGGATGAATGGCACTGGCTATGTGTGGAATCTTCAAGGGGTTGTGCAAGTGCCTTATAGGCTGAAGGATATATATGATAGGCGTGATGAGCTCATATATATTGTAGAGGGCGAGAAAGACGCAAATACTCTAGCGAAGATGGGGTATGTGGCTACAACGAATTGCTTTGGGGCTAGTAATTGGAAGCCGGAGATTAATAGCCATTTCTCAGGTAGAGATTGTGTCATTGTGCCGGATAATGATGATGAGGGGCGCAAACACGCAGAAAAGGTTGTAGAGCAGCTCAAGAGTGTCTGTAACACGCTAAAGGTTGTGCATCTGCCTCTTAGCAATCAGAAGGAAGATGTAAGCGATTATTTTGGGTGGCTGGGGTCTAAGGAAGAGTTCGATAAGCTCGTAAAGGATGCCCCTTCAATCAAGTGTAAGCCAGAGAGTACAGTACCCTTTCAATCATGGTCTGTCGTAGACGCAATGACTATTCCTCCTCGTAGGTTTCTCTATGACAATCATTATATACGGAATTTCGCTAGTATTACCATCGCTACAGGCGGTGTAGGTAAATCTACCTTGTGTCTTACAGAAATGATAGCGATGGCTACTGGACGTAATCTGTTGGGTGTAGAGCCTACGCAACGGCTAAAGGTGCTGTATTTCAATGGAGAGGATCCGATTGAAGAGATACAGAGGCGTTGTGTGGCAACGTGCGAGCATTTTGGAGTGCCACAGGAGGAGTTGGTAGATCATCTGTATATAGCCAGTGGTAGAGATTATGACCTTCTGTTAAGCGAAGGATTTGAGGGAGAGATAAACGAGGGAAGTTTTAAGCTGTTGGAGGACTTCTGTAAGGATAAGGGCATTGACGTATTCTGTGCAGACCCATTGGCGAATATGACTACAAGTGGAGAGACTAATGAAGTGTTTCGGACATTGGCAAAGAGGCTATCGGATTTGGCTGATAGCTGTGGGATATCTATTGAGTTGGTGCATCATACTCGTAAGGGCAATGGATTAGACACAAATGTTGAAAGTGCGAGGGGTGGGTCTTCTCTGATAGCAGCGGTGAGAAGTGCCAGGGTGCTGTCTCCTATGACAAAAGAAGAAGCGGATAAGGCTGGGCTTGAGAGCCATGTCAATCACTTTAGGGTTGAGGTGGGAAAGAGCAATCTGGCGAGACCTATGGATAAGGCACTATGGTTTGAGAAAAAGTCTCATGCTCTGGATAATGGGGATAATTGTGCGGTGTTAGTGAAGTGGGAATTTCCTGATGCGTTTAGCGGAATGTCTGTGGAGTTGGGTAGAAGGATACAAAGACGGATTGAAAGTGAGAGACCAAAGCATAGTCCTAGAGCTGAGAATTGGGCTGGAAAGATCATTATCGAGGTGTTGGAGTTGGATATCAAGGATAGCGATAAGTTAGCGAGGAGTAAGGCGAGTACGATACTCAAGGAGTGGGTACGGACTGGGGTTGTGGAGGTGTATGAAGACCATGACGGAAGACAGGGAAGGATGACAAAATTCTACTGTCAGGGGAAGAATATTTTAGAGGAGTAGAGCATGACGAAGGATAATTTGGAGGACAGATTTAGGCTCAAACCTATATCAAAAGATGAGAGGATGCAGCAGTTGAGAGTGCTGAAACCTGAGACTTTGGAGAGGTTGCGGAAGATGAAGAAGGAAGGGCTTATTCCTCATCAATCCTCATCAAAACGTAGGAAATCCTCAACATGAAAAGCACCTATATTTCTTCCTCCTCGATAATATCCCCCTTTAGGGGGATATAACGAGGATGAGGAGGTACAGAGGGGGTTTGAGTTCCTCCTCGATAAATTGAAGGAGAAAGAGAATGAATGTAGATTATGGGTCTTTGATATCGGAGGTTGGAAAGTTGATATCGGAGAGAGGAAAGAATTATGGTGAGCCTCTGGCTAATATGAGAGATATCGCTGATTTGTTTAATGTGTATCTCAAAGGTAAGGACAAGGTCGAGGCTGTTGATATTCCGATACTGATGATATTGGTGAAAGTAGCGCGACTAATGAAAACGCCTTATCACCTTGACTCCATTTCTGATGTTATCGGATATGGGGGCATTGCCAAAGGTATTGCCATGAGGGAGAGGAAAAGTGGAAAAGCCAAATAGTTTTGTGCTGCAACACTCATGGTATGAGCAAAGGCGTGTCAACAAGGGTGACAGCAAAGTGTACGTCAACCAGGAGAGTACGCCCTATCACAGAGCGTATCATCGTGACAAGCTCACTCCGGCACAGTTCGAAGCGTGTAAGGTTTTTGAGAAAAGATATCTGGCGTATTGGCAGAGGAGTAGCCAGAGGAATATATTGGATACCACAGTCAGAGGGTCGAGTATGGATGCCGAGTCTCAGCAAGAGGCAAGTCTCAGGGCAAAGGAGAAGCTGGAAGAGGTGCTGGAGTGTATGACAAAGGGGCAATGTGAGGTGGTTTTTAGCGTGGCTGTAGAGCATGAAGCTATCGGAGAATGTGATTTAAAGAGGAAAAGATACAGATTTTTGGTGGAAGGACTGGATGAAATAGCCAATAAATTAAGACTTTCGTGATTAGTAACGTATATCTAACATCTATAATCGTTTACAAATGTGAGTTAGTCGTGTCTTAATTGGTATAATCAGCCTGAAGTGGCTGTAATCCATCCACCTTGTAAGTAACTGGAAAGATTAAACAAACAGTTTAAAAACAATATGCTTGATATTACAGAGAAGAAGGGCAACAGGAATGGTCGTGTACCTGGCACAGGGTCAGGGCAACAGCTTGTCAAAATAATTCGCAAAGAATTGACTGGAGCTTTCGCTGAATTAGCCAGAAGAAAGAAACCGCTGCACCTTTTGCTAGCAGATCAGATTGAGGTCGATGCGTCTAAGACATTGAATTTAATGGGTAAATTCCTACCACAGCAATTGAACATGGATAGCTTTGGCTCTGAGTTCAAGCTAGCTCTTGAGGACGTAGCTGGTAGGATCGCAGAGCAGAACGCCTTAATTAAAGAGCAAAACGAGAAGACCATAGACGTTAAGCCAGATAATGATAAAGGCGCATAATCCACGTTATGTTATTATGGTTATGTAATAAAAACAAACACTTAGCTATAAATAAAAAATTATAAGCGATTATTAGCGCATAAAACACAACATATAGTACCCAGAAAGCAGATTTTTATAGAGAAATTTTAATTTGCAGATACACCCCCCCCCACGCAAAAATATGCGAGGGCATCTGTGTATTTGTATACCCCCACATTGGCTCTCCCCTCCCAAGTCATTGCGAGCCTTTGTACGTTGTAACGAGTATTTTTTCATTTCCTTCCAAACTGCCATGACCCCCCCTATGGGGTTGTGGCTCTTTCTACCACCCATAGGCGAAAAAAATTATGAGCGACATGTCCAATACCCTCCTCGCTCTACGCAAAGACCCTGTCCTCTTTGTGACCACGTGCCTAAACGTAAAGCCCCAGAAGTGGCAAGAAGAAGCCCTCCACGCGATAGCCACAAAGCCACGAGTTGCCATCCGCAGCTCTCACGGCGTAGGCAAGACAGCCTTTCTGTCATGGGTCATACTCTGGCTCTTACTCACACGCGTACCTTGCAAAGTACCCTGTACTGCCAACTCTGCGAACCAGCTAGAGCAAGTCCTGTGGTCAGAGCTACAGAAATGGGCAAAACGCCTCCCCACAGGCTTTCAGAAGGAATTAAATTTTGCGTCTGATAAAATAACGCTAAAGAATGTGAAAGAGTCCTTTGCTGTTGCACGTACAGCACGTAGAGACTCCCCAGAAGCCCTACAGGGTTTTCATGGTACACCTGAAGTTGATGGCTCACTCTCCTTCATTGTGGAAGAAGCCTCAGGTGTTCCTGATATCGTCTTTGAGGTAGCCCAAGGCGCAATGTCTACCGAGGGTTCAAAGACAGTGATGGTGGGAAACCCCACCTCTGCCACGGGTTATTTTGCAGATGCCTTTGGAAAAAATGCTGACAGATGGCATACAATGACTGTGTCGTGCTATGACTCTGAGATGGTATCGAAGGACTGGATAGAGGACATGAAGCGTCAATATGGCGAAGACAGCAATATCTTTCGCATACGTTGTTTGGGTCTTCCCCCATTGCAAGATGACGATACGATAATACCAATACATCTTCTTGAAGACGCGATAAAAAGAGAGGTAGAACCGCAAGAAGTACAACCTATATGGGGCGTGGACATATCACGCTTTGGCTCTGACAGATCAGCCCTAGCCAAACGCAAAGGCAATGTTTTACTTGAGCCGATAAAGAACTGGTCACAGAAAGACCTTATGGAGACAGTAGGCATAATCCTTGCTGAATATGAGTCTGTACCCTATGACCAACGCCCATCCGATATTCTTATCGACTCCATTGGATTAGGCAGTGGCGTAGTCGATAGACTTATAGAATTAGACCTTCCGGCACGAGGCGTAAATGTTGCTGAAAGCCCAGCTCTTGGACAACGCTATATGAAGCTGCGCGATGAGTTATGGTTTAGAGCCAAAGAATGGCTTGAGGCGAGAGATTGCAAGATGCCGGAGGACGAGACTCTTATCCATGAGTTGTCATCAGTACGCTATGGCATTACGTCAAACGGCAAATTTAAGTGTGAGGGCAAAGACCAGATGAAGCGCAGAGGGCTAAAGTCACCAGATCTTGCTGATGCGTTTGTTTTAACCTTTGCGTCACAGGCGGTACGAGCGAGTGGACAGAGTTATACGAGTTATGGATACAGGCGTGACCTCGCCTATGGAGATACAAATTGGATAGTGTAAATGGGATTATTGGACAATTTTTCGCAACCCTTTCGTATTTCGAGTCTGCTACCAAGTGAAGCACAACTACAGGCGTTTAAAGATAAGAGTGATGCCGAAGCATTACAGCAATTTAGTCAAGACCCAAACCCTATACGCAGAGTGCCGTTTAATATACTGACAGCCCTAGGCGTAAACCCTACGATAGCGCAAGCAGCACCGACAACCGCAGACGTACTTCCAGGCATCGGAGATATCAGCGCATTAGCCGATGCGAGAACAGCCTTTGGACAGGGTGACTTGGCTACGGCTGGATTGCTTGCAGCAGCAACAATACTCCCTGGAGTTCCGGCTGGTAAGGTAAAGGGGTTATTGAAACGTGATAGAACAGAAGAGATAGCCAAACTAAGAGCAGAAGCAAATGCTCAAAAATTTGGAGAAGAAGTAGGTACATCTTACAGGATGCAGCACCAACCAAATCCTGATGGTGCAAGATTAGATGACATGACTGGCGGTGGAGAGGTTTTTCCAGATGATATTTATTCATCAGATGGTCTTAGATTATATGGAGACCCTAAGAATGTATTTGATAGGGAAAGCTTTGACGTAATACAATCAGTCAGAGGTAAGCCAGACGCAGAAGTTACGATTTACAGGGCTGTACCTAACGATGACAAAATAAATACTATAAACAGGGGTGATTTTGTTACTTTGAGTCCTACCTATGCTGAATTACATGGGGCAAGTGGTTATGGGCGTTCAGGTCAAGACGCTGGAAAAGTAATATCGCAAAAGGTCAAAGTAAAAGATTTACGCTCTGATGGAAACGACTTAAACGAGTTTGGTTATTTTCCAGAAGACCCAAATGAAGGATTGTTAGCGAAAAAGCAAGAAACAAAGCCACTATTGAATGTGGATGATGCGCCAAAACAGGGTATTGAGTATATACCCCCTACAGACAATGAACCAGGCATCATAGCCTTTCATGGCTCTGGTGCTGACTTTGACCAGTTTCGCATGGATAAGATAGGTACAGGCGAAGGCGCACAGGCGTTTGGCTATGGACTGTATTTTACTGATAGTGAGGATATAGCGAAGTTTTATAAAAACGCTGGCTTAAAATCTCAGAACGTGGAGTATAAAGGTACTCCAATAAAGTTCTTTTCTGATGACAGAGATGAGTTTGACAGAGAAGCTATAATACAAGGTCTCGTTAGAGATAGAATATTAGGGGG